ATCTCGAGCAACAATAATCTATCATTAAAAATAGGTAAATATATAACACATCTATCAATGTGCTAAAACACCCAGATACATAAGGGGAGACTTTCACCTCTGGTTTTACAAATAAATTACATTTGATTTCCTCATAAATATCTTTAATCTTATTTGATCTATGTATAACAAAGTGAGAGCATTCTTTAAACAATTGATTTGAATATGATAAATTATCTATTAAAGATTGTAATTGGAATTTCTCACATGTACACAAATTAGAATACTTATTACATTTACAAACTAGACAACACAAGCACTTTTCAATTGGAACACCACATTCTTTACACAATGTGTTTACTCGTAAATTTGCAGTAAAATCCATAAATTTATTTTGAATAGCATCATGTTGTTTAGCTTGAATTGTAAACCATGACATAAAATCATATATATTATCAAATTTAAATAATATCTCAAATTTAGCCCGTTGATGCAGTCTATAATCACCGCTATTTCCAAATGTACTATCATCAAGCTCAACTTGTTTCATACCATCAGGTACAGGTTTATATACTTTAATATTCCAAAAATCAGGAAATTCACCTACTGGCACTTCAGGTAATTTAGCACCATCTATAAACTGCCACTCAGAACCAAATTTACGATACTGATCCTTAGGCTCCAAATCTATAATAATGGGAAATCTTCGCATGACAGCTAAAGGACATGAAAAATAATTTGAAGCATTTAAATGTGGTGTATTTGTGGTAAATACAGCTAACTTAGCCCAACATGGCGTTCTACCTTTATCCTCTAAAGAAGCTTGTGCTGGTATAAATGCTATATTATTCAAAATTTGTAATATTTCCATGACTGAAGGATCTCCCTCACTGGCCCTACTTTCATGCATAAAAGCCACATCATCAAACACTAAACACCATTTATATGTTCTAAAATTATTCCAATGTTTGTCAACAGAATTTCTAGTATATTTAAAAGTTGGTTCCACTGGTAAATTAAATAATAAACCATATTGAATA